TCTATTAATGTAACCATATCGTCAAAGTCTACTTCATCGACTGTTCTCCTTATATACCCTGCTATTGTATACCTAAAGGCAAACATCTGTTGCCTCTGTGAGAAATAACCATTTGTCTTTACCTTTGTTATTAGTACTTCCAACCTAGGGAATGCTGTGTCTGGTAATGCTAAGATATCCCTAGAGTCCCCCATTACTACATTATCTGGGTCAGCTATGAGGACACTTGTTTTTAGTTTTGCCTCAAGAGCTTTAAGGTATACACCAAAAGAGCTACTCATATTACTCCTCCCAAAGAGTCAATCTTCGCCTGTATTATTCTAGCAGTCCCTATCTTTTCTTTCTGAGCCGCGATAGATATATTAGGTCTTTTCTTACCTCTGATGCCTGTGTCATGTTTAAATCTTAAAGCTAGTTGCTGTTTAACTGTCCCAGGCATCCTTGTTCTCTTTCCAAAGGCATCTCTTATGTGCCCAAGATACTTTATTGCTTCTGGGTACGATGCTGCCCTTCCTATAGCTACGCGAAGTGTTGCGATATATTCTTCTTTAAGTGTACCATAACCACCTGTTGTCTTTATCATACCTTTAATACCGGCAGATGTCATACTACTTGTTTTTCCTGCCGACTTTGCCCCTGGTTTTACTGACCAGGCTCCACCGTATGGCCTAGCATAATTTTTTAACATCTTAACAAGTAACCCAGTTCTCTCGGTTACTCTGATTGGATTTGAAGGCTGCATCTGTGCTGCCTTATAAGGTGTCCAATCTTTTCCTATTGGGTGATCCCTTTTAACAATGTAGTCAGTTGCTTTAAAACGTATCTTATCTAAGGAAACAGATAGCGATGACATAACCATAGCTCTGTACATCTTAGTGATGTTCTTAACCTTCTTACTAAAGGCAGGTATATTTTTTAATTCAACGACTGTCGACATTTTACTATCCTTAAAAGGTGGGCTGAGTACTAGATTGTACCCAGCCCTTGTTAATTAAACCCCACCACTAACCGCGGTTTTCATGTTGGTCAAAAGAACACCATAGTCAGTCATGACTTTTATACCGCGGTACTCACGAGCACGGATAATAGTCTGGTTGAAATCAGGTTTCTCGTAACTTTCAAGAACGTAGTTACTGGAATAGGGTGAATAAACAACCTGACGAATAACCCCCCTAGTCTTTAGGGACGTTGAGCTTTTGTCAAGAAGACAAAGCATTGCATACTCGTTACTCCAGAACTTACCAATAGATGCAGCAGAGGAAAGTGCAGCAGTGTCGTACAATGCGCTTGTCTCAATAACTTCTTTAATGCCGAGATAATCTGCCATCCACTGTAGCTTAGCAGCTTTACCCATTGTCTGTGCAATGATTGTGTACTTTGAAAGACCGACAACCTCTGTGGTCTTAAAAAAGTAATCAATCAAGTCATCTGACAAAATCAAGCTCATGCGTGATCTGGCCAAACCACATTTTGCACGAAGAATTGCGTATGCAGCATCAATGTTTGCCAGAGGTACTGCATTCGTTGCATCATCCCACTCATGGGTAATAGCGACAGTGTTTGTTGCACCGGTGAAGGTGGTAGTGTTAAAGAGAGCAGAAGCCACACGGCTTTCACGCCCTAACAAAAGACCTTCATAGGCTAACTGGGTTGAAATCTCTTCTTGGTCAATAAACTTACTATGAACCATGTTAGAGACATTATCAACAGGTTCTTGGAAGCCAAATTCATAACAAATATAAGCATCCTGGTTCCATTCCCACTGGCCACTTGCATATGATCCATCCGAATGCCGAGCAGTGTCCGGCACTTTCATTCTTACTTCCCTTGGCAAAACTGGAAACGAAGCTGCTATCTCACTTACCCCAACACCTGGGGCAATAACATCAGCTTGTAATCCAAGTTCGTCAAAGGTAATTTCTTCCATCAGTTCCGTTAAATCCTGACGGAGGGTTACAGCACTATTTGATTGACTTCCCATTTGTTACCATCCCTTCTTTAAACTAATGCACGGTAGATAGCGTAAGCAATGATCGTACCTGCTCCACCATTTCCGCTAAGTGTGACTGTTGCTGTGTTTGCTGTGACAACGACGTGAGTGATACTTGCAGTCCCTGCCTGAGCAGCAATCGAAGCAATAACTATATCACCGACGGCAATACGATCATCACTGATAACTACTTCTGCATCTGCATCGGTCTCTGATACGGTTTTTCCTGCAAAGACCAGTAAGGCTCCCTGCTGGGCTGAGAGATCACGTGTTACAACATTGTAGGCAACGATAGTATTACCCGTTGCTCCAACTTCACCAGCATAACAGGCGATGTCAGTCGTTACCCAGGCTGTACCATTAAACACAACATACCGACCTTCATCAGTAATGTATACAATGTCGCCAGCCGTTGCAGCAGTGTATACCCAGGCATTTGTCACATAGACGGCTTTTTTATTCTGATTTGTACCAGCTTCCCAGTCAATACCTGCAGGAACAATAAAGATGTCACCGTTTACTGGTGAAGCTTCCTCAGGGACACTGCGACTCTGAGCAATGTAATCAGCTGTCTTTGCTTTACCAATGATGCCCGCTGCAAAAAGTGGGTCACCTTTAGCAACCGTTCCAACGAGGTCGATGAAAAAAGTCTTATCTGCGAAATCCAAAGGCATAGCCTCTGTTGCGTAGTTATTTTCATCGCTACGGGAGCGGGTAACGGCATCGGGACTGTTTCCATACGTTGTGTATTCAACAATATCGGTGCTTTTTGTAATCGTTACGAGACGGTTCTTCTCAAGCTGAGAAGCAGCCGTACCGTGTAACGGTAGAAGTCTTTCACCTTTGTAACTCATTAGTTACCTCCGTTTTGGTTCTGTGATTTGTCTTGGTGAGCTGCCCCAAAGAAAGATGGGAAATCCAGTTTGGCTTTACGAATAGCTTCCTTACGCGAAATCTCATACTTTGCCTGGCAAAAGTTAATTGACGAGGCTTGATCTTTGGGTAAAGGAGTTTCTTCTTCAGCCTCTCCTGAATCTCCAGCTGTCTGTGACGCTGTTGATTCGAAAGCCTCTAAAGCTTCTTGTCCCTGCTCACCCGACTTACTGATAAGTTGACAAAGGGCATCCTCTACTGAGCAATCGCTCTCAGCGAGTTCTGCGCCAAAGTCAGCTTGACCCAGCTTAGTGGCATGAGAAAGAATTTTTTCTTTACGTTCTTCTTTTGCCTTACCATTGGCAATAGACTGTTGCAGAACTGCAATCTCTGCATCTTTTCCTGCGATAGCTTCGGAAGTGACAGCATCCACTAGGTCTGCTCTTTCCCCTTTAAGCTGTTCAACTGTAGCATCCTTGAGTTTTGTACCCAGCATACTGTCTCCTTTGTTTTTAAGAAATGAATAGTTATTTGAACCTTCAATAAGATTGTCGAGAGTACCAATAGAATCCGCTAAGCCAGCATCAACAGCTTGTTGACCTATAAAAATTCTACCTTCGGCCATGCCTTCTAACACCTTAGCATGAGAAACTCCTCTGTTTCTAGCCACGTCCTTAGTAAATAAAGTATAGATATAATCTACATGTGATTGTAACTCCTTACTTGAAAAATCATCCAAAGGAGAATGTGGGTTACCTACAGTCTTATACTTACCTGCCTGTATGTAACTTACCTTCACCCCTTGTTTTTCATCGTAACCTGATTGGTCAATGTGCATCATGTAAACTCCAATTGACCCAACATCAGCACTTTCTGAAACGATAACTTCATGAGCTGCTGACCCAATCCAGTACATAGCACTTGCTGCCATACTGCCAGTATATGCTATAATGTGTTTTTCTTTTCTGGCTTCATATACCATGTTAGCCACTTCCATTGTACCGTCAACAGTACCTCCTGGGCTATCCATATCCAGTACAATGTTACTCACCTTATCATTATCAAGCGCAAGCTGTAAAGACTCCTTAACCTTTAAAGTTGTAACAATACCTGACATTCCTTGCATACCCATTGTCTTTTTAAGAACAATACCGTGAAGGGGGATGACAGCCGTATCGCCATATACAGCATACTTTACTGTATCGTCATCTTCTGCTTCTATTAGCTGTGGTTTAATACTTAACCCAGCTAGTTTGTTGTTGATAACACCTGTTATAACATCAAACATTCCTGGGTGTATTGCCCAAGGCGCTACAGACAGACGCGATAAAAGAAGATTAGTAATTTCCATCTTCTTTTCTCCTTTCTTTTGCATCATCCTCGTCCAAGTCTTCACCCTCTTCTTCACCTGGCCTTCTAGGAGTTTGACGGTTTACTTTATCTGTTTCTTTATTTTCAGGGAATACTATACCCATCTCTTTTTCAAGTTCTTTTTTCTTTAAAAGTACTTTTGCTTCTAAGACAGCCGCTGCAATAGCTTCTTCTTCTATCTCCTCTTGCAGTTCGTCATAGTCAATCCCCGATTCGTCGGTTATCATTTGTTTGCTAACTGTCCCATTCGTTAGGCGTACTTTATTTGCTCTAGCTTCCTTCTCTGGGTCAAGTATACCATGGGCGGGCCACCTTACTTTAATCTTTGCGCCCTTAACATCACCTCTTATCTCACCCCTTATAATACCCTCAGCGATAAGGGTATCAACTATCCATTTGATAACTGAAGTGAGATCACGACGCCACCTGCCAATCATTTTTACTGCTTCAATTGCAGCTCCACGCCATGAAGAATAGCTTACCTCTGCCATGTCTAAGAACAGCAAAGGGTAAGGTACCCTTAAAGCCATTGCGATAGTTTTATATATTCTTAACATAAAACTATCTACATTGTCACTGGGTCTGTTAGGGGACGAAAAATTAATCTCCTCGTTTGGTCTCATATAAAAGATTTGACCCGGTTGTAGCTTCGTGGCTCTTCTTGTTGTGCCACCCGTAGGGTCATTTCTAACAGAACCATCCGAGGTATCGGTTGTCATACCAGCCCATGTCCCTGCTGGGTTCTTAGAAACAATAAAAGCAGAGAAGCAAGCTGCAACACGAGCACCAACAATCGTTGCTTCCATATAATCATGTAAATGTTTAAACCAAGCGATACACGAAGCAATTACTGGATATTGACGAGACATCTTAGGTCTTGCATTAAGAGGCGCTTTAAAAAGATAAGTTACTTTACGTTCATAACCACTTTTTCCTTTTCTATACATAGGGTAAAAGTCGAAGTTTTCTACAGCGTCTGAGTAAAAACCAACTTTATCGCACTTCTTAACCCAGTAGCCTAAAATTCTACCCTCTGCACTTAATTCTACACCGTTCTGGACGTTCTTAGAAGAACCCTTTTTAGATTGGTACGGCGCAGGGGTAGAAATTCTCTGTGCTTCGATTAATTCCACTACTGTTTTTACCCCAGTACGTTTACTATCAAGAGGTAAGTTAATAAGGATATCACCATCAGCAAAAGACCATGTTACAATTTCTTCCAATATCTTAGCAAGACTCTTTGTAGATGTAATATCTATCTTTTCTAAGGCATCACTTAAAAAAGTATTCACTTGATCCCTTTGTATTCTGCTCGTAGATGAACTATATACGACTGGCCCTGCATTACATATTAAATTAACATACGCTTGCTGGGCACCAGATACAATTGGGTTATCTTTAATCAACTGCTTACTACGTTGCCTTAAAATCTTAAGAGTATTAGAGGTTGACAGCTCTTCATCTGGAGTCATCTCCCTCGCAATTTCCCAGGAGTAATTATAGGCGGTATCCCTTGCGCCTTCAAATGTAACAGCCATTAAAATCCCCCTACAGATGTAGGTATTGTACCAGAACTCATTCCAGCAGATTCTTCTGCTGCCTTAGATTCTAACCACTCAAGAAAGTCTGTCACATTACCCAGCTTTGTGTAAGTGGTTCTCATTTCCCTTGCATTCTCATAGCCGGAATAGAAAAAAGTTTCTATGTTTCTAGTGGCCATGTGATCTTTAAAGTCTGCCAGTATTGCAGTCCAGCTTACAAAAGCCATATTTGCCTCACCATCTAAAAGAGTTAATTCCGAAGTCACCTTGTTCTTCGTAATTAGTATGTTCATAACTTTCTTGTTTGTTTACTTCGGCGTAACTGTGAGCTGGGTTTAGTTTAAAGTCATCTATCTCCAGCTTTTTTCTTATTGTTGTTTGATCCTCAGTAGGAACATCAAGGCAAATCATAGTGTGGAGATCGGCAAAACGATAGTCATTCTGTCCTATCTTAATCCACTCTACTTTCTTTTCCCCCGTCCGTTTGTTTGTAAAGATTCTCTTTCTTATATTACAGTACTGACTTAAGAAATCTTCTTCTACGTTATATGGGAGTATCCAGTTCTTATCCAAACAACGATCTTCTGTTTCCTCAAGGTACTCAACAGTTCTGGTAAGGTATAAGTTATTTTCCTTGCTGTAAACTATTGTCTTGCTTTGATTATTACGTCCCTTTACTAGAATTAACCCAGGGAAGCCTGTTGCAATATTATAGATATTAGTAGTTTTATGGCCACCAGTATCTATAGCCGTCATTGCAACTTTCCATTTTTCCCCGTTTTCTTTTGCATAGGTAGTATTAAATATATTCTTTATGAATAAGTCTCTAATTTCAGATTCGGTAGAGACTTCAATTTCGCATTTAATGTTAAACTGATCAATAAGGCAAGTGAACTTACCTTTGCCCCAACCACGAACAACAACATAGAACCCGTGATCCTGGGTATCAATACCTGCTGTTATTACCTTTACTCTTTTATCAACATCCCTCTTATAGTATTTCTCTCTGCGTTCTCTTAAGGCGACAATGCTTGTACGAGATTCGTCCTCAACCCAAAATCGAGCAAGCCAACACTGCCAGAAGTTTTTATAGTCATGTAACTTACCTTTTGTTTGAACGTACTCACTCCAGATAAGGTGAAAGCGACGAAAGGGAGACTCCATTGAACTCCAGTGAAAAAACAATCTTTCCGTTATTTCAAATGGTTCTATGAGTGACCCATCTTGTCTTATCTTTGCGTCTTTTGGAGCATAAACACCACCTTTGTTCCAAGATACTTTCTTATTATCATCCCTGAACTCGCCGTTGCAGTAACGACAAAGGCATTTTGCTGTTTCTTCCTTTTCATTCCACTTCATATTAACAAAGAAGTCTAGCTCTTGATACTCACCACAGTGAGGGCAAGGAACCTGCCAATAAAGAACAGTGGTCCCAGGGATATCTAGCTGCTGGTGAAGTAAGTCACCTTCTGTTGAGGGTGAGCTTACCATGTACCCTTGCCCTATACCCATATCGAAATAAGTAGTGAGCCGATCACCAGAAAACTTTATAGCGTTCGACTCACTACCCGTCGTGAGAGGCATCAGACGGACTTCATCTAAGACAACTCTCTTGTAAGATGTACTGGACATTGATCCAAGTGACCCAGCCCAACCAGGAGAAATTGACATATTGTCTAAATACACTTCGTCCTTTGAAATATCGTGTACCCTTCCAGTCTTGTGTTTTGCTAGGAAGGGAGACTTTTCAATCATACTTATGATTTTTTCTTTTAACTGTTTCTTACCTGATCTTTCATCTGGAAACAAGTACAGTAAAGGGCCTGGGTCTTGATCTATGGCATCTGCTACGGCTCCTTGTAGAAAGACAGACTTCCCTGACTGGGTAGGCGCAAAGATACCTATCCATTTTACACGACTATCTCCTACGTACTGGAGAGGTTCACGTAAATATGGAGTAAGTTCTAAACTAACTCTGTCAAGGATATTACCACGCAAAGGGACACGGATTTTTTCAATTACTTGTTCCGCTGGTATCCTCTTCGGTATCCTCAACCAGCTCAGTTCCTCCAAGCTTAGTTTTAGCACCTTCATTCTCCCATGAAATATTTACAGATTGTTCTTCCATATGTTCTATTGCGTTATTATACGCATCAATTAAAACATTCTCAGCATCTCTTGCATTTACGCACCTTGCAACTTTGGGCGCAGCCAGCTTTATTGCGTAACGCATCATATTTGCAACTGCTAAGAATGTATCCTTTACTCTTTTCTTTGCCTCAACAATAGGGATTAACTCTTTAAGGTTCGATTGATTCTCAATCCTTGCCTTAATAAGTTTTTCCTTTTTTATATCCCTGTCAAAGTCATCATCCTCACCGAAACGTCTTTTTTTACGTTCTTTATTTAATGCCTCAACTACACCAAAGACAGGAATCCCTTCTGGGTTAGTATCAAGACTGTGTTTTTGCATAAACACTGATAGGTCTTGAGAAGTGAAACCACCTATCTCTAGGAAAAGTTTCCTGGGTAAATAGTACTCCTGTATTTCTATTTTTGCTGGCATAATTAAAACCTAAAGCTAAAGGCTGAAGTTATTTTGTTTGAATGGCCTGTTATTATATTGCTAATAGTAAAATCGACTGTTTTAGTGTCGCTCAGCCCGTCACTATTAGTCAGCTTTACATCATAGATACCAGGATCAAGCCCAGCAATTTCGGCAACACTTAGACCGTCG